TTATGTTGGAACTGAAGCAGTGTTACAGCAATTTAGACTTAAAGGTCATAAACTATTTAAAACAATAATAGAGAATGAAGAAGTAGGACAATTATTTCTTGAGATTGTGAAGACAGGTCAGCCACTATCTCGTGAAAAAGAGATACAGTTCTTTAATGCACTAACATCGAGCTTAAACAAAATAAATACATGGGCAGACACAGAGAACCCTGAACAAACCGTAGTTATAAACGATAACTACAAAGCTAAGTATAGAGAGTATGACTTAGCAGATCAAAACATCGAAGTACGTCAATAGAGGAGAATCAGAGATGAAGATGTATAACAATGGACAACGCCCACAAAAAATGTATGGTGGGGGTATGAGTACAAGAAAGCCTATGATGTACGGTGGTACAGCCATGAAAAAGAAAAAGATGCAGATGGGTGGCATGATGGAAAAGAACATAAAGCCTAATCAATCAGGTATGATGAGTGCGATGAACCCTATGGGCATGATGTACGGTGGTCAAAGCAAACTAGACAAGAACAAAGATGGTAAAATATCAGGCAAAGACTTTAAGATGATGAGAAAAGGTTAGATATAGTTACCTGAACCGCTCATTATATCATCCCCTGATTTTTTTAAGTAACGAAGAAGAGATGCAACTTGGCTTGTTCCACTATACATGGGCAGACCAATGTTCATCTCTTTTTCAAATGTATCAGGATTAAGCGTCTCGTAATTCATTTCGACGTTTCCGTCTTTATTTAAAAACACTTCTAGTGAAAATAGCTTTGCTTTACTTTTTGATTTCATGGACAGAACTCAACTTATCTATCTTTAGATTGTAACAATCAGCTTTAAACATAAAGCCGTTGTCCGAATCAACATCCCCTTTTCTGTACAGAGTGGCTTCTTTGTAAAAACTTTGCTTAGATATGCCACCAAGAATCCAAGCCTTACTCAAATCAGTTAATATGCGAACAAACACATACGCATCACAATCCTGCTTAGTTCCATGCAACGCTACAGAACAATCGTAATTAGGTAGGGGTCTAGTGTTGCAACGCTTAGTCTTAACATCTATTCTCACCCCATCCTTTACAAGATCATAATCGTATGTATTTATCTGCTTTGCTTCAATACTATCAGCAACGATTATCTCGCCTATCGCACCCACGACGTTGCTAGTGCCACCTGTAATACTTCCCTGCAGTATGCCCACAGTAGAAGCTTTTTCCCTCGCACGACGCATATAATCTTTGTTGATCGATATCTCTATCATTAGTTTGCACTTAAGTCCACGACTTCACAGGCATCTGCAGTGCAAGCCAATTCACGAGATCCACTTGTATTGTCTTCCTTTTCATACATAGAGAACTTAGTCCAGTCGAGTGATGTTGGCACACGCCCATTCCATTCGAGATATTCATCCGCATCTATGTCCTGATAAGGAGCTTGTTGGTAGGTATGATCAGCAAACGGTAAGAACGATACACCTGACGCAATATCAAAGTTATCGTACAACCATGCTCCTACTTCCATCCACTCTTGTTCTTTTACAGAAATAGTAACAGATGGTTTGTGTTCACACCAATTAAGTGCATAGATCTTCCAAAGTTCTAGTTGTTCTATAGCACTCATCTCAGTTCTAGTGATAGCACCACTAGGAGATTTCATAGGAAAAGAGAAGACAGTAACGCTATCAGGCTTAGTAATATCAGCTTCAAACGGTACACCTTCTTCTTTCATAAATTTTGTTAAGGGATCTTTGTTATCCCCACGTACTGTTCTGATGTAAAAATCATTGTGTCTAGCGTGAATGCCTGACGCAGAATCAGTCAGTTGAGAAACAGTACCACTTGGTTTTACACATGTGATAGCCGTACTTCTAGGTATGCCTATCTTATCTGCATACTCTCTGTTTGTTTTTATTGCTACTTGTTTCATCTCTTGTAACCAAATCTTTGAATCAGTTGTCTTAGCCAGTACATAATGATCCATGATACCAGTTAATGAGACGCCAAGCAAGCGTTCTTCTTCAGTATTTGTTTTCCATATCCTACGTAGATACTTCAGATCTGTAAGAGTAGACTGAAATGTACCTAGCATTGTAGCAACACGTACCTTAGATTGTAGTGAGAGCAGATCATCATTCTCTCGCACAACTACCTCAGATAGATTACAGAATTGATAAGGTCGAAGTATAATCTCACTACACGGATTAGTACCCCACATGTGACCTGTCTGTCTTCTGCCACTCTTGGACACCTGATCGTCAGCAGCCTTACGATTAAACATGCCACGTTCACCTGATTTAGACTCGTACAGAGCTAACCATTCCCTCATGTAAGTTTCCATATCAGGCTTGCCTTTGTAAGCAACAGAGTTGTTTGCCAATGCTCTTTGACCATTTGCATTCCACCACTCACCTGATTTAGCGTGAGCCATTTGGCTATCGTTTAGATTGGACAGGCTGATCAGAGCAGATCGTCTGACACCACCTACCACAACAACTTCACCTACCTTGCACATAATATCGTGACACTCGACGGGATATAACTTTCTTCCCTTTGCACCTTTGAATTTATCTATAGTAAACTTAAATAGGTTGACCAACGGATCAGCACCTGATGCCCTGCCACCCATAACTTTCAACCTTGCACCCGCAGGTCTTATCTTCGATACATCCCACGATGGTATCATTCCTGAATAGAGCAGTGCAACAAGTTCACGATATGCTTTTGCCCATCCTGCTTTGCTATCATCAACAACAATAACAACATCAGACTCCTGCATGTTTTCGCTGACAACAGGCAACTTATCCACATTCTCTCTTTCCACAGAGAAACCTACACCTGTGCCACACATGAGAATATACATAGCTTCGTCGAAACTACGAGGACTATCCACAGGTAGATAACTACAATTGTAACCACACACATTATCTCTTTTCAATGCAGGTCCTGCTGTCATCATAGCTCTCATAGATGGCATGACACTTAAGTTGAGTATATGTTCTTGTATAATCTCTTTATCAACTTTATCCATCTTATAGTTGTGCTTTTCTAAAAGAGCTTCTTCCATAAAATTCACATATCTTGAGACTGTTTCATTCCAGTTTTCTCTTCTTCCTTCTTCTTCAAGCCAACGAGCATACCTCGATTTATGTATGAACTCTTGGTATGAAGTTGGTAGCATATTAGACGCCATTATACTCTTCTCCTGTAACTGTTTCAATTAAACGGTTTAAATACCACTTCGCCTTTTCTAAATCTTCTGTACCATTCTTATACTTATATCTACACATGTATTTTAGAATGTTACCTTGAAGATAACTTTCAAATCCATCCCCAGTGACAGATTGAATTATGTCTATTGTTTCTATGCCTGCTTTGTTGTAATGAGCAGGACTGTTTACCATATCTATATTTTGTTTTTCTTCTTCTAATCTTTTTAACATATATTCATAGTACCTTATCAATGTTTACTACCAAAATCAACTTTGATTATATTATCTTTGTATTCTATCTTTTCACCTGTTTCATCAAGTATCTCGCCAAACATTCGCTTAGTTGAATAATTGAAAGCAACCTCAGACATACCAAAATTAAATAACTCTTCAGGCTTACCTGTTATCAAACCAACAAGTCCTTCATGTATAACAGATGCTACAGAATGGTCAAGCTCACTTTCATATTTTTTTCCAGTTGTATCGTAGGCGTTCATTTTAAATTTATCATCGCCTACATCTTCTAGTATGATATAGTAATAGTTCTTTTGCAGATTCATCTGCTCCATAAATTTTTTTATGTCCTTATCTTTATCTTTCATTTTTTAAACCACTCCGCAGGTATTGTTTTTTCTGCCCAACGAAAATTGTGCTTGTTGCACCAATCAGCGTAGGTTGTTCTACTACCTTTGTAGATCTTGTTTCGTGCATTCATAAAGACAAATCGTATGTCCAAATTTTTGTGTTGTTCTTTCACAAGAGCCATCTTAACTCTGTCTGCCTTATCTAGATGACCCTTTGCTTCTATGTAGATATCACTTTCGATTATATAGAAATCAGGTGTATACGTTCGAGGTTTTGGTACGTAGATAAACTTCTTTGATTCATACTCAAACTTAACTTTGTGTTCAGCCAAGCCTTTTGCGAGATGCAACTCGAAGTTGGATCTGTATTTTGATCTTTTCATATTGGTATCTTCAATCCTAACGATTGTATTCGTTTGTTTATGTACCCTGCCAGTTTGAGGGATTGTTTTTCTATTGTAATAAATTCGTTTGTTAGGGGGTATATCGGCAGGCATATTATCTTACCTTGACCCAAAA